GCAGGTGGTTGGCTTCCAACCGCTCTACACCTACTGGGCACGCGCGCAGGCGACCGGCCGCGCGCAACGCGAGGGCTAGCATGGGCTTCTTCGACAAGATCGGCGACGTCTTTGAGGACCTCGGCCAGAGCGTCGAGTCCGGGCTAGAGCGAGCCTGGGACGACGTCTGGAAGGGCGTCGGGGACGTGGCCGACTTTATGACCTTGGGCCAGTGGTCCAAGCTCGACGACTACGCCAAGACCTACCTGCGCGACCCGCTCACCGGTCGAGGCATGCAGGAAGCCATGCTCGCGCAACAGCGCCAGCAGATGGAGCTGCAACGCGACCAGATGGCCGCGCAGCGAACTGCAGCCCGCCGCGCCGAGGAGCGCATGGCTGCCGCGAACCGCAGGGCGCCGGACATTGGCGCCCAACTGCGCAGCGCCATGGACATGGCCGTCGCAGGCGGCAACACGGGCACCATGCTCGCGGGCACGAAGCCCTCGATGCAGATGGGCCTGGGCAGTGGGTCGACGATCCTGGGTAACTAACGATGACGGACAAGCGCCAGCAGCAGCAGCAGCACTCTCGCCTACGCCTGCAGGCGCAGCGCAAGGCCGAGCTCTGGGTCGAGCTGCAGCCGTGGAAGAACGAGTGGCAGCAGATCAGCAAGCGCATGGCGCCACGTCACGGGCGCTTCTTCTTGCAGGACCGCAACCGTCCGCGCACGCAGACGACGACCGACATTCTCGACAACACCGCCGTCAGCGCCGTCGAGACGATGGCCAACGGCATGATGAGCCTCGCCTTCAGCCCGGCCCGGCGCTGGTATCGAGGCACGCTCTCCGACAAGGAGCTCGCGCGCTGGCAGCCGGTGGCCGAGTGGCTGGCCAAGACCGACGACGCCATCGGGCAGGTGCTGACGTCGAGCAACTTCTACCGCGTCACGCACGAGGGCTTCCGCACGCTTGGCCCGTTCGGCATCAACGCTGCGATGCTCGCGCCGCACGCGACTCGTGGCATGTGGATCTACCCGTTCGAGGTGGGCGAGTATGCCATCGCGTGTAACACGGAAGGGCAGGTCGACACCTGCTACCGCGAGTTCGCGCTCACGACCGCGCAGATGGTCGACCAGTTCGGCTGGGACGCCGTCAGCGATGCCGTCAAGGTAGCCTGGAACAGAGGCAACCTCGGGCACTGGCACACGGTCATCCACGCCATCGAGCCCCGCAAGCACCGCGTCAGTGGCAGCCTTGCCGCCAAGGACATGCCCTACAGCTCGTGTTACTGGGAACAGGCGCGCGAGTCGGAGGACTTCTACCTCCACGAAGGCGGCTTCGAGGACTTCCCCCTCGTGGTGCCGCGCTGGTCCGTGGCGCAGGGCGATGCCTACGGCTACGGCCCTGGCGCCTACGCGCTCGGCGACGTCGGCAGCCTCAACCACCTCGCCTACCGGCACGCGCAGGTCGTCGACTACGGCACCGAGCCGCCGCTGCAGATGCCCCCGTCGCAGAGCAGCGACGAGGTTAGCTTCCTTCCGGGCGGCATCACCATCGTCGACCAGCCGGGCACGCAGCCCATCAAGCCCATCTGGCAGCCGACGGTATCGCTCGCAGACCTGCAGGCGGACCGCGCGGACACGCGCCAGCGCATCAACCGCGCGTTCTACGTCGACATGTTCCTGATGCTCAGCAACATCTCGGACACGACGCAGCGCACCGCAGCCGAGATCGCCAAGCGCGCGGAGGAGCAACTCGTGCAGGCTGGTCCGGTCGTGCAGCGCATCAACCTCGAATACGGCGAGCCCGTGCTCAAGTTCGCTTTCCAGCAAGCGCAGCGCCTGGGCATGATCCCGCCGCCGCCGGAGGAGCTGCAGGGTCAGCGCTGGCAGGTCGAGTTCGAGAGCGTATTCACGCAGGCGCAGCGCCTCATCGGCACCGCGAACAACGACCGGTTCCTGCAGTCCGTCGGCCCGCTGGTCCAAGTGGACCCCGCCGTCATGGACGTGCTCAACGCGGAGGAGATCGTCCGCGACTACGCCGAGCGCTACTCGGTGCGCCCGCGACTTCTGCGCAGCGAGCGCGAAGTGGCTCGTCGAGCCGCCGCACGCGCGGCAGAGATCCGCGCGCAACAGCAAACCGCGATGGCCGAGCAACAGGCCAGCATGGTCAACAAGCTGGCGAACGCGCCAGCAACGGGCGGAACAGCGCTCGATACAATGTCCCAGCTCGTGGGCTACAACAGCCCGCCAGCGCAAAGCTACTGAGGCACTCACATGGCAACGATCACTCCGACCATCACGAACCCACCCCGCTTGCGTAGCAAGCTCTTCAACTGGGCACTGACCGGCAGCGCCACTAGCGACATCGGCGTTGCCGCTGACGTGCTTGGCTACTCGGCGGCATTGCTGACCTCTCTCTACACGTCGGGCGGCACGACGACGTTGACGTGGGAAGGCAGCCACGACGGCACCAACTTCTTTGTGCTCGTGGCCGCTGCCGTGCCAACCGCCAACACTCTTGCAGTGTCGATCCCGACGCTGCCGCGCTACGTCCGTCCCAAGTTGACCGGCACCTCCGCCCTGGTGGTTTCCGCCCAACTCTTGGCGCGCTGACCATGATGCGCGCACTGCTGGCGTGGGCCCTGACCGCGGCTTGCGCCGCGCAGGCGCCCGTCTTGGTAGCCAACTACGCAGGCACCAGCCAGCGCGGCTGGTGCTACGTCGGGCTCCCTGAACCTGCGCCAGCCGCTGCTGGCTGGCTGCAGGACTCACAAGGCGAGCTCGCGCCGTGGACCCGCCAGCAAGGCGGCATCCGCGTGTGGGTCTCCCTGCTGCCCAACGAGCAACGCAAGCTCGAATGGCTGGCCAAGGACCGCAAGGACGAGCCGTTCCGATGGCATCCAACCATCGAGGCGAACGCCCTGCGCATCCTTCCTTCGTGGACCCTCGGCGACGTCCCGGCGCCGGTGCCCACCATCCGCTTCCTGCGCATCACCGACGTCTCGTGCATCGTGCACTTGCGCACGGTGTGGCCGACGCAGCGCATCACGCTCGACTGCTGGCTGACGGCGACGTCCGGCGAGCCGACCATCGAGTGGGTGCAGATCGCCACCTACGGCGACACGCGCAACGACGGGCAAGCGCAGAGCGTGCTACTCCCGGCGCTGCGCATGCGGTCCGTTGCCCGCATCGTGCACGACGAGGGCAGCCGCCATGGCGTCGGAATGTCGTCGTGGGCCGACGGCATCTGGACCCAGGTGTGCACCGTCGAAGGCACCCGATGGCATAGGGCTTCGCGCTTCGTGTCCCGTGGCGCCCTGTTGCCTGCCTCCGATCCAGCCCGCCTCGAAGGCAAGCCGCTCGTGGGCCTGTCGCTTGGCTGGCAGGGCCGCTGGGGCCCCATGGGCCTCGTGCCGCAGGCAACGTCCGACATGGTCGCAGCAGCCGCCCGGCAGCGCGACGCGTGGCAGCGCAGGGCGTGGGGCGCCTACATGCAGCCCAGGCCGGAGGCGCAACCGCAGAACAGCGGGCAGACCGGCGAGCAACCCGGCTTCGGCTGGGCTTCGCACTGGGCCGTCTCGCTGCAGGCGCCGTGGCAGGTGCTCGACGGGCTGTGGCAGGTCGAAGGCTACGCCATCCGCCCGACGGCGAACCGCGAGCCCGACGGCAGCCCGATGCGCGCAGTGGCTCACCCGCAGGCCGAGACGCTGGGCCAGCGCCCTGACCTCGGCTTCGGCGCCAACGACCGCATCGGCTGGCCAGGGGTCAACCAGATTGGCTGGATGCCGTCGCCCAACACCGTGCCGTGGACGACCGAGGACGACCAGCATCGGAGCTCCGCCGACCTCGCGGCCATGGTCGCGCTGACGCGGTGCCCTGCGCTGGAGTCCATCGTCGAGGACCAGATCGAGCTCGACGGCACGGACTACTACGTCAAGCGCCGGGTCACTCCCAGCGCCCGGTCCATCGGTCGACTGGCGCTCGCGCGCGCGCACTGGGTCTGGCTGGGCTACCGCTCAGCCGAGCCCGCGCTTCGAGA